GCGCTGGATGATCTCTTCGCGGTTCAACTCGCCCATCGCCCGCACGCGAGGCAGGTCCTTCTTCAGCTCGCGCAGCGCTCCAGCCAACGCCTCGGGTGTTCGTTCGTCGATCAGCACGATGCCCGACTCGCCGAAGTGCTTCACCTGAGAATCGTGCAGCTCGACGATGTTGCCTACCCGCGTGGATACGAACGCCAGCCCGGAAGCCATAGCCTCCGCGCAACTATTACTTGCCCCCTCATATAATGAGGTACATACGCCGACGTTGGCCTTCTGATAGAAGGCCGGCATGTCGGCTGGGGCTAGACGAGTGGTGTTGTACTCGGCTGCCACGAGCTCCACCTCGGCGAGCGCGCAGCCGGGCTGGACGGTCGAGTGGTAGCCCTTCACATCCAGGCCGCCCGCGCAGTGCTTCGCGTTGCCGTTCCACTCGACGACGAGGCGGTCGCGTGCGGGCGTCGCCTCGGGGAACCGCGTCATGTTAACGGGGTTCGTCAGGTACACGACGTTCGGGCAGCTCTCGCGCAGCTCGTCGTAGTTCTGCCGTGTGACGACGTGGAAGGCGCGGTGCCGGTTCACGAGCTCGAACTCGGCAGGCCCGGGCGGCCTCGGCGTCTCTGGGATGAACCACAACGCGCGCAGGGAGCCGACCGTCTTCTCGTACGGGATGAACTCGTTGATCGGCCAGCGGTGGTAGACGCAGAACACCCCGTCGTAGCCATCGAACTGCGGCGGGGTCCCGTGGTTGTAGAAGTCGATGACGAAGTAGTGCCCGAAGTCGAAGCGGTCTGAGAGGTACTCCTCGAGGTCTCGCATGTTCTGGTGGAACGCCCAGTCCCGCACATCCGAGATGAGCAGCACGCGCGGCTTGGCGCCGGGCTTGCGAGGGGGGCGGGGAGGAGGTGGAGGCGGGAGCTCGACAGCGGAGGGCAGCTCGACCAGCCCCGCGCGCAGCCGCTCCGCGGGGGCCGCGGAGCCTGGCACCACGCCGGCCGCCTGCGCCACCTCGACAGGCTTCGTCATCGCCGCGCGGGCCACGTCGTTGCCGAGCAGGGCCAGGTCGAGGCACTGCTTCCAGGCCCGCGCTTTCTTGGCCCAGTCGTACTCCGCTGCCGCGCGGCGGCACTTCTGGCCCATCTGCGCGAGCTCCTCGCGCCGCAGGGCGGCCAGCGAGCGGATGCGCTCGGCGAAGCCCTTCGGACCCTCGCTGCGCTCCACCAGGTAGCCCGTCTCACCGTTCTTGATCAGCTCGGGGGCCAGCCCGACAGGCGTTGTCACCACCGGGCGGCCCATCGACAAGGCCTCGAGCAGCGGGTTGGGCGTCCCCTCGTAGGCAGAGCCGACCAGCTGCACCGAGATGTCCTGGTAGAAGACCGGCATGCGCGCGTGTGGCCACTGCCCGCCGGCTGCCGCGTCAAGGATGCGGAGGGTCACGCCGGCCTGGGCGCAGGCCTCACGCAGGATCCCCAGCCCCTTGTAGTCGTCTGGCCCGCCGGGCGTGCACCGCGTCGAGGTGCCGGTCCAGCCGCAGGCGAACTTGTCGGGGGGAGGGACCAGCCGGAAGGCCTCCGTGTTCACCCCGTCCTCCAGCAGGAAGACGGGCGGGAGCTCCGAGGCAGGCACGCGCGCACGGACCTCGGCCTCCATCCGCTTGTTGCACACGGCCAGCGCTGCAGAGTGCCGCAACGTCAGCCGAAAGTGCGCGAGCGCGTCATCGTTGATGCACCAGGAGAGGTGGTCGTAGAGGCAGGTCACCATCCCGCGGCAGCGGGTGTTGCCCTTCATGTAGAGGGCGCGCTCCCAGCAGAGCGCCACGAGCACGTCGCAGGTCTCCTTGGCCACCCGTGAAGACAGGACGACCCTGAACTGGTAGTGCTCGGAGAGTGCTTGCTGCACTGCGCTGGCGATGTTGTGGAAACACCAGCCAGTGCGCTCGATGGCCATCAGGATGAGCGGAGTCGGCACAGCAACCCCCGGTATGTCTTGAACATTGTCTGCCCGAGCAGGTCGAGAGAAGCCTGCTCGAGCAGCCACCTACCTACGAGCGACGTCCGGCCGGGGCCGGCTAGACGCTGGCGAGCACGCCGGCGTTGGTCCGCCACGTCACGTAGAGGCCGGTCGTCTCGTCGATCATCCGGAACCGCGACATGGTGGGCGGGTTGGTGCCGTCCACCGAGAACCACGAGTCCGAGGACCCGTAGTAGGTGCCGCCGCCCACGGTGCCGACCACGAGGGAGTCGAGCGAGCCGTCGCCGAGACCCGTGATGAGCTCGTTGATCTTCGCGATGATCGTGTTCAGACGCCCCACGAGGGACGTCGAGCTGGCGCCTGTCAACCCCGCGCCGCCCTTGAAGGTTGCTGTGCTCAGGGTGCTGAGTGCCGTGATCGCCATGTGCTGCTCCTCTTCGTTCGGTGCAGCACCAACCCTGCCACAAAGCCACCGACGTGCGTACTTTCACGCGCAGCTTTCTCCTGCCCCCGCGGCGCCTTCCCTACTGGCCGTGCTCCCCACCCGTACACCATCTCCCGCCCCACCTATCTGCCTGTATGTCCAACCCTCCCACCCGGCGCCAGCTTACAGTACAGGAAGGGCTGTGTCTAGTCTTTTCGTGGAAGGGGCGCTCAGGCGCATTTATGGCTACTTATTGCGGTATCTTTTACTCCTCATCGGCACGCTTTTCTGGATTGACCTTGTCCCTGCGCCATGATAGCATCCGTATCCGACCGCCAGATTGAGAGCGTTTTGTGGCACTGAAGCACAAGCCCTCGAAGCGTTACGCCATGAATTTCAGCCCAGAAACGCGGGCGAGCCTGATGAAGCTCGTGAAGCTGAGCTCCACGTGCAACACGATGGCCGCCGTCATAAGTAGCGTCGTCGCAAGGTATCTGCGTATTCTGGAGCGGCAGCTGGAGGTGGAGGGCCGCGGACGGGTGCTGCGGGTGTATGAGGAGGGTGCTGGTCAGCCGCCGTTGGCGCTATTCGAGCTGGACCTGCGGCTGTAGAGGAGGCCCGCGCTGGACACGGTACTGTTGAGCCTCGTGGCTCTCCTGGCCACGACCGAGGAGCCCGTTCGGGTGTCGACCTACGCCCCGGGCGATGGGCAGAACGGTGGCCAGTTGGCTTGCGGCGGCACGTTCAACGATCGGCAGGTTCACATCGCGCATCGGCGCTGGCGGGAGCTGGGCTGCAATCGAGCGGTGGTCATCTACAGCTTCGAGACGGGTCGGCTCGTCGCGGCGCGCGTCAAGGATGCGGGGCCGTTCGGCATCACCGATGGGAAGCGCTGGCGGGTGTGGACGAAGTCGTACACGGCCCCGAAGGGCTGGCGTTTTCGTGGCGGGGTCGACTTGTCGATCGCGCTGTGGCGCCGGCTGGGGCGTCCGCGCTTCCTCTCACGCGCACGACTCTTCGTTGTTCCCGAGGATCTCTGGCAGGTCGTACAGCTCATCCGTGGTCACTTGCGGCGCCCGCGCCCGACGGCGTACGGACCGTTTCTTCGGCGGCGGCGGGGGAACCTCGCCTGTGCGCGCTACATGCTCGAGGCAGGTCCCCATGCGGTAGAGGATGGCCAGCTGCGGCGTGACGGTGGTCAACGTGCGGATGCGTTCCCGGCTCACGCCGAGGGCGCGTGCGAACACCGCAGGTGTGAGACCGAGCCTGCTAGCGTGCGCGAGCAGGTATCGGGCCATGCGGGCGCGGGCGCGGGCTTCGCTGTTCGGCATTGTGGCGCGCGGCATGCGACGAGTGTAGCATCGTGAGATCTCCTGACAACCCCACGCAGTCGCGCTCGTGGCGACAGGGCTAGAGGCACTCGATGGCACCTACGCAGATCTTTCAGGCGCCCACGTTCACCACGGTGCGGTCGGTCGCGGGCGCAATCGCCGTGGACAACGTGACCATCAACGACACCAACTACCCGCCGGCCAGCGCCGTGCAGCCCCCGGCCGGCTCGAAGGGGATGCAGCTGTACTGGTACGCCTCAGGTGGGACGGTGGCAGCCACCGATTGGGTGGACCTCCAGCTCCTCTACCGCGACGCCAAGAACCCCGTGGCGGCGCGTTGGATCGAAGGGCCTTCGGTGCGTGGCGTGCGGCAGCATCAAGTGGTGCAGCTGCCGACGCGTGGTAACAGCCAGTGCTACGTGCGTGTCCTTGGGTTCTCGTGCGCCGCAGGTACGGGGCTGCGAGTCATGGCCGCCACGGTCAACGCGTAGAGACAAGCCGAGCCCATGACCAACACACTAGCCCCGCGTGTCCCCACCCTCGGCGATCAGGCCGCCGTGGCTGCCGGCGCCGGTGAGGACGGCACTGCCGCCAGCGTCTCCAGCGTCACGTACGCCTCTCCAGCGGCCGTCGATCCTGACGGACCCGTGCAGGGGTCAATCGGCGATCAGGTCTTCGCGGCCAACAGCGCGCTGACCGGTGGGGCGGAGCTGACCATCGCTCCGACCGAGCCGCCGGAGAACACCTATCGGGTGTTCAAGCTGTCGCCGCTCCTGTCGGCCGTCATCGACGCGTTCTGCGTCAACGTCTACAGCGCCGGGTTTCAGCTCGAGGCGGTGCTGCCGCTAGACGACCCCGACAGTAAGCTCCGCGTGCGGCAGGTGTTGGCCTACCAGCATGCCGTGGCTGCGCGGGACTACGAGCACGCCGTCGACATCTCCGACGAGGCAGTGGACGCGGAGATGAAGCGCCTGCGTACGCGCGCTTCCAACGAGCGGCAGTTCGTGCAGGCATGGTTCGCCCGCGCAGTGGCGGGCGATAGCTACCTCCATCTCTGCACGGTCACGGGGCAGGACCTCGAGATCCAAGGCGACGCCTACTGGGAGGTTCTGCGTGACACCAGCGGAGCTCCAGCGAAGCTGGTGTGGGCGCCGGCCTGGTCGATACGAGCCAAGCCGCTCGACGACTTGCCGATCGCCATCGCCGTGCCCGTGCCGGCGTCTGAGCTGTCGTGGACCATGGAGGAGCAGCTGCGCCGCTTCCGGTCCTACGTACAGACCGACCTGAACGGCACGATCATCGCGCGGTACAAGGAGTTCGGAGACCCGCGTTGCCTGTCGCGGCGGACGGGCAAGTACTACCCGACGCTGGACGCGATGAAGGCCGTGCCAGACGAGTGGGTGTACGACGCCGATCATCAGCCATACCCACCGCTGGCCGCTGCGGAGCTGCTGCACTTCAGGCTGCCCAACCCGCTCAGCGCGGCGTACGGCAAGCCGGGCTTCACGGGCGTCTACCCCGTGCTCGAGGGCACAAGAGATCTGAGCGAAGAGAACCAGCATCTCGTGACGGACCAGCGCGTGCCGCAGATGTTCATCCTCATCGCGGGCGGCGCGGGGATCGCGCAGGAGCAGCTGAACCGACTGCAGGAGCAGATCGAGCAGAACACCAAGGACGGGAAGAAGGCCATCTACTTCATCCAAGCGCGTTCGGCCAAGAACGACATGGGGCGGCAGTCGCCTACCCCGACGGTCACGGTCGAGCGTACCAAGAGCGAGCAGTACCAGGACGCCTTGGGGCTGAAGTACCACGAGCACGCCGAGCAGCAAGTGGAGCACGCCTATCGGCTCCCTGCTGCCGCACTCGGCCGCCACGCGGGCATGGCCGAAGGCACCATCCAAGCGGGCTACCGCTTCGCCGAGGCGCAGGTCTACGATCCCCGCCGCGATCTGTTCGACGACCGCATCAACACGACGCTGCTGCCCGCACTCGGCGTGCAGCTGCTGCGCTACCGCACGCGCAGCCGTGTCCCGAAGGAGCCGAACGAGCTCGCGCAGATCATCAAGCTGCTGATGGAAGCTGGCGTGCTCACCCCCGACGAGGGGCGCGCTCTGGCCGGCGACATCTTCGGGAAGCCGTTCCACGACCTGCAGGGCATCTGGTCGAAGCTGCCGACCAAGCTGTTGTTGGCCATGCTCCAGACGAAAAACCAGCTCGTCGGCGCCGCGTTGCTGGGCAGCGAGACGGAGGCCGACATCATCGAACGGTTGCAGGCGGCCCTGCTCGCGCAGCTGAACGGTGCGACAGGTGAGGGCGCCCTGCAGCCGCCAAAGGTTCAAGGAAATGCCGACGGACGCAGAGCTGAAGAAGATCCAAGCGGAGTCGAGCGCGAGGGCAAGGGAGGCGCATAGCCTCGCTCAGGAGGGAAAGCATCGCTGTAGGTTCTGCAAGCAGGAGCGCCCCCTGACAGAAGGCCTGGTCGTGTCTTGGGGTGGCAGCATCCTGTTCTCGATGTGCCCAACGTGCTACCCCGGGCGCCCGTTGATCATCGAGGAGCGGAAGACCAGTCAAGGACGCCGCGCGGTCTTCGTGGGCTTCCTGCGTGATGGCGACCGCCCCGCGGACCTGCTGGTCGTGCCTGACATCCGCAGCGCCGAGGCCGTCGCAGCGACGGTGACGAAGCCCACCAGGACGGAGTACTAACGTTCATGTCCAACATCATCATCCCAGACGCCGACGGGAAGCTGCCCGACGGGTATCGCGAGGAGATCCGTCTCCCCGCCATCGAGATCCCTCACCACCTGCAGCGCGACCTCGACGCCAACCCGCACCTCGTGCCCGACTTCTACAAGGCCGTCGGCGACACGCTGAACCGCACCTTGAACCATCCGCAGACGCGCTTGCGTGTCATCACCGAACCCGCGCTGAAGGAGCGCGTCGAGCTGTGCTACCGCGTGCTCGTCGTGCTGCGCTACGACCTGCGCTACTCGCTGAAGAAGGCCTTTGACCTCCTGCCCAGCAAGGTGCTCGAGGCGCTCTTGCGTGGCGAGCGCCCCGAGGACACCTTCGAGCGCACCGCGCAGCGCAACGCGTGGGTGAAGGAGGGCTCAGTACAGCAGGCGCAGGTCGATCCAGCCGAGCTCGTGGACCACACCGCAGAGCTTACGGAGCCCGACGATGAATGACGAGCTGCTGACTCAGCTGGCCAAGAACCTGCGCCCCATCGGCTTCGGGGCGCCCAGCGTTTCGATCATGCAGCCCGTCGGCAAGGCTGTACTGTACGTGCGAGCTGAGCACGCCTTGCCCGAAGGCATGCTCGAGCTGATTCGCAGCCACGTCGCCAAGGCCGCCGGCGCGCACGTGCGGGTCGACTTGCTCGCCCGGACCGAGAAGCTCGAGGAGCACACGCTGATCGCCCAGAAGGGCGTCTACCGGCTCGCTCTCGTGCCGGCGCAGCACGGAGCTCCTGCGCTGCTCTCCACCGTTCGGGAAGCCTTGCACGGCGGGGCCTGGTCGCAGGCGCATCTGGCCTCGCGGGTCTTCAAGGCCAACCAGCCACCGCAGGTGCCCTTCCGCGTGATGAAGTTCTACGAGGGGGCTCCGCGGAGGAAGTCGGGCGCCTGGGAGCGCATCGTCACGGGCGTGGTGCTCGAGCCCGAGGTGGCAGATGGGACCCGCTCCGAGGAAGCCGAGTCCGACATCTACTCGGCCGAGGAGATCACCAAGGCGATGTACTACTGGATGGAGAACAACTTCGGGGCGTTCTCCCTGCATCATGTTGACCAGGGCGGGAAGCCGCTGCAGGGCGGGAAGGATGTCGTCCTCCTGGAGAACTGGCAGCAGTACCCGGCGCGCACGCTCAACACCCAGACGGTGAGAGAGGGCGCGTGGATGCAGACCAACCGCGTCGGAACCACTGCGCGCGGGGAGCAGCTGTGGAAGGGGATCGTGGGCGGGCAGATCAACAGCTGGTCCATCGGCGCCTACGCCATGGGCGCGGTGGAAGAGATCGACGGGCCCGTGCAGTCCGCGGGAACCAACGCCCAGTAGCACTTCTCCTCCTCAGGCCCCCCTGAAAGTTGTGGGCCGCCCCTCCTTCCGTGCAAAGTCATGGGTGTAACGAGGCTGTATAGGCCCGGAGCACCGTTGTGGCTGACCCTACCGAACGAGCAGAGACGCAGAAGCGCAAGCGCAGGCTTCGACGGTTGTTCTCGATGCAACCGTACGAGATTGCATGGGTTGACTACGGCGCCAACCATCGCACCTTCGCCGTCGTGAAGGAGGATTCCATGGCCAAGCATCCGACGCTCGAGTCGCTCGAGCGGGCGCACGCCACGCTGGGCGAGCTCATTCCGGTCCTGAAGGCGGGGCCGGCCACGACGCCCGAGGCGGCGCAGATCGTGGCCGAGAAGCTCTCGGTCATCCAGGACCTGATCCTCCCCGACGAGCCGCCCCCGACCGACGCGACGCTGACGCTCAAGGAGCAGCTCGTCGAGCTCCGAAAGAAGCTCGAGTCGCTGAGCACGACGGCCATGGCCACCGACTACACGTTCGGTGACCAGGTCGACGCGGCGCTGGAGATCGCCAAGAGCCTCGAGGCTGCGGCCACCGCCTCGATCGAGGCCGCCGCCGCCCCGCCGCCCCCGACTGTCGAGCCGCTCGTGCCGGTGGCGCCCGCGGCCGAAGTGGCTGCCGCGCCGACGGTCGAGCCCGTCGCGCCGGCCGACCCGGCCGCCCTGGAAGCCGCCGCCGCTGCCGCGCGTGCGCAGGCTGCGCAGCCGCCGGTCGCGGCTGCCGTCGATCCGACCCCGCCGGCCGCGTCCGAGCCGCCGGTCGAGCCGGTTGAGCCGGCGAAGTCCGCCGAGCCCGCCGCGCCGACCCCGGCCCCGGCCGAGCCCGCCGTGGCAGCCGTGGTGGCTGCGACTCCGGAGCCGGCCGCTCCCGTGGCGCTCGCCCCCGCTCCCGCCCCCGCGCCGACCATGGACATGGAGGCCGTGAAGGCGCTGATGAAGAGCGTGCTGGACGAGTCGCTCAAGGAGATGCGCGCCGAGCTCGCGAGCGTGCAGAAGGCACTGCGCCCCGGCGCGATGCCGGTCGTGCCGGGCACCCGTGATGTATCGGTGCGCCCCCCGGCGCCCGCGCCGCAGTACACCGCCGATCCGCTCGAAACGCTGGACCTCGCACAATCGCCGGACCTGTCGAAGATCGACGCGTACGGTCGGTTCAAGGCCTGATGACTTGCCGGCCTAGCCGGCCGATGGAGGCAGAAGAGATGACCGAGAATCGTGACCTGCAACGGCCGCTCTACGTGCAGAAGGCCGACATGGCCCTCGCGGACATCATCGCGGGTGGCAAGCTCGTCGCGGATCAGCGCAAGCGCTTCATCCTGGTCAACATCAAGGGCCAGGTGATGATGAGCCGCGTCCGCGTCACGACCATGAAGCGGGAGACGGAGCAGATCCCGAAGATGACCACCTTCGGGACGCGCGTCTGGCACTCCGGCACAGAGAGCCAGGCCCTCACGCTCGCGCAGCGCGTGACGCCGGGCTTCGACATGGTCACGCTGACCTCGCACGAGATCGTGTGCCAGGTCGACTACCCGCGCTTCGTGCTGCAGGACACCATCGAGGGCCCGCAGCTGCACAACACGATGGTCGGCTACCTCGGCCTGCACACCAAGCGGGACTTCGAGGAGCTGATCTGCGCCGGCATCACCACGTCGACGGACCCGTTCCTCGCCCTGTTCAACGGCATCGTGAACGGCGCGTCGACCAACACCTACGCAGCCGGCGCCGTGGCGCTGAGCTCGACGGTGCTGCACAACATCCGGGCCGCGATGCCGAGCGAGTACCGGATCCAGAACGGCCTCGCCTACTACACCAACGAGGTCGCGCACGACGCGTACTGGGCCGAGGTCGAGGCCCGCGCGACGAACGCCGGCGATCAGCACCTGCTGACCGCCCCGGGCCTGCGCTTCCGCCAGAAGGACGTCATCGAGGTGCCGCTGTTCCCGAACACCCTCGGCGTCGGCGGCAACGAGACCGCGGTCATGTACATGGACCCGAAGCAGTTCATCTTCGCGTTCCACGAGGATGTCGAGCTGCAGTCCGAGTACAACATCCGCGAGCGCGTGTGGACGATCGTGGTCACGGCCCGCATCGCGCAGGGCTACGAGCACGAGCCGGCCGTGGTCAAGGGGACGGGCGTCCTCGGCGCGTAGCAGTCAGACGCGGCGGGGTTGGGTGGGCTGACGTAGAAAGACCGAACCGAGGGGGCACAGCCCCCTCTGATGGAGAAGGCACATGGCACTGACCCTCAGCGGCGGCACGACCGCCGGGACCGCCCTGCCGGCGGCGACGATCAAGGCGCTCGGCGCGCAGCGTGTGCAGTTCGACGTGGCCGGGACGTACGTGGACGGTGGGCACGCCGCGTTCGCGACCTTCGTGAAGACGGTCCTCGGCACGCGGATCACGATCATCGACGCGATCATGACCAAGCCGGGAGGCACGAACCACTTCTACTACGACATCACGAACGACAAGCTGATGGCGTACGATGCGGCGAACGTGCAGGTCGTCGCCGGCGTGGCCGTCTCGGCGACCAACGTCGAGATGTTGATCCTGTTCCAGTAGCAGAAGGCAGTCCCGGGCTCGTCTGCCCTCACCGGGTCAGACGAGCCCGTCACCACGTTCAAGGAGACCGTCATGACCAGTGAGCACGATCGCCCGGCGTCGGGCGATGCCGCCTCCCAGCTTCCCCCCGAGCCGCAGGCCTCAACCGCTGAAGTCACGGTGCTACGCGAGCAGGTCAGCTCGCTCGCGCTGCAGATCGCCCAGCTCACGCAGATGATGACGGCCGGCGGAAAGCTCAGCGCGGCGCAGTTCACCGCCGGCCCCGGCATCTCGCACACCGGCGCCCCACTGCCGGGCATGCCGCTCGGGTACCCAGCTCAGATGAACCTCGGAGGGCCCGCGCCCTCGATGCCGCAGGGCTACGACTACTACGTGCGGATCAAGCCGTACGACCCCGGGCGCAAGCAGCTCCGCAAGCGGCAGTACTTCGACGAGATCGGGCGCGTGCTCGTCGGCGGCTCCGGGAAGCCCGGGGACGTCCCCGAGTGGGCCCCGGTCACCGTGGAGCAGGCCATGCAGCTGCAGCGGCACCTGCAGCTCCCCGAAGACCCCATGTCGCCGCTGGTCCTCGACATCGTCACGCCCGAAGAGCGCGCCGCCATCGACGCGTCCGAGGCGCAGGTCCGCGCGCACTCGCTGGGCCTGGCCGGGATGACGCCGACCAACGTGCTCGCGGCGATGAACCGCCCCGGCATGGTCACCGCCCGGGTGTCGCAGGGCAACCGCCACGTGAAGCCGGCCACGCCCACCGCCGTGCAGCAGTCGTCCTCCCTGATGGCCGGCACGATGGAGTACCAGCAGGCGCAGGCGCAGCTCGCCGCCGCACAGCGGGTCCTCAGCGCCCCGCCGGCCCCGGCCCGCGCTGGCCGCGCCGCCGCGCTCGAGATGGCGGCTGACGCCTTGCCGGGAGAGGCACCACTGCCGTTGCCGGCCGGCGTGCCGCTGCCGCCCGCCGCCCCGGCGCCGGAGTTCGTACCGCCTCCGCCCATGGCCGTCAGCAGCGTTCGCGGCGTGTCGGAGGACCTGACCGCCGAGGCCGCCTACAGCCAGGACGCAGCCGAGGCCATCGCCGCCGCCGCTCCGCACGTGAGCCGCCGCGGGCGCCCAACGCCGCAGTAGCGTACGGGCATGCCACCGGCCGCCCCGCCCAGCAGTAGCAGCAAGCCGCCCCCGCCCCCGCCACGGGCCCGTTGGGCATCCGCCGGCGTTCGCCACCGAGACGGGCAGTCACGCGTCACCCGCCTCGACCTGGCCATCTACTGCTACACGCTCGCCCGCGAGGGGTTGGCTGGAACCTTGGAGCTGGAATCCGTGCGGCGCATCTCGCCGGGACGCCACGAGGTGGTCTTCAAGGACCCGCATGGTGTAGTATCGGAGATGGAGCTCGAGCTCGCCAACGGGCGCGGCCACGGAGAGGCCGCCAAGTGGAGCCGGGCCGTCCTGAATGCACAGCGGGACCTGAAGGCGATCATGCGGCTGGCGGATGAGCCGCTCCAAGGAGTCCGGCAGCGATGCGAGGATTAGCCCAGGGAGAGCAGTCCACCCTCGCCGACCCGCGTCTGCAGCTCGTCTTCCGCAGCGGTGGCTACCTCGCCGACCCCGTCAGCGGGAGCGTCGTGGTCCAAGACATCCGCTCGCACCTGACGACGCCTACCACGAAGGTCGTCGCCGCCGCGCTCGACGCCACCACGCAGAAGGTCGGGACCGGACGCTACGCCATCCTCACCGGCAGTACCACGACCTGGACGGCGGGCACCTACCGCGCCGTCTGCACCTACGTCATGACCGCCGGCGGGCCCACGTACACGCAGGTGGTGGAGTTCGAGATCCTCAGCGCTGTAGACTGGCCGACTGGCGCCGGCTACGTCGGCTACCTCTCCACCCGCCGCGCGTGGGAGGAGCCCTACGCGGCCTCAACGGTGGCTGCTGCAACGCTGCACCGGCACATCGCCGAGCAAAGCGGCAAGCTCGAGTTCTACACCGGGCGCTTCTTCGAGCCGAGGTACTTGAAGGTCAAGGTCAGCGGGCAGAACGCAGCCAAGCTGATCCTCAACAACCCGATCATCGCCCTCGAGGATGCCTACGCCGTCTGGCAGACCACAACCGGCGAGGACACCTACAAGTTCGAGCAGTACCTCTACAAGGTGTACAACCGCCACCTCGACGGCTACGCTGCCGAGGTCGACGACCGCATCTATCCGCACATCGAGCTCACCGACGTCGACGGAGACGTCGTCACCGTCAGCAGCTGGGCCTGGCCCTACGGCAACCAGAACATCGAGGTCCGTGGCGTCTTCGGCTACACCGACCCCGAGATGGACCAGAACCAAGGGCGTGTGCTCGTCGGCCGCACGCCGCGGGACATCGAGCGCATCTGCGGCGCGCTCATCGCACGAGCGATCGAAGACCCGACGCTCACCGCGCTCAGCAC